TGCGGGCCCCCTAGGGCAGGGGAGGAGGCGGTACCGGGGTCACCAGATCGCAGAGTGGACCGGCTCAGGCCATGCCTTGGGCTCGACTCCGAGTGATACCGAGTCCCATCCGGGCCAGTCGATCACGCCGTCGTCGCGGTCGTGCTGCTCATGCCAGCGGTCGACACCGAGCAGCGTGCCGCGCCAGTCGTCGCGCCGTCGCTCGATCAGCCTGCGCTTGAGCTCGTCTCGCGGTGCGGTGATGAGGTAGATGTGCGTCGCGCCCGCGAGCTGTGCTGCTGCTCGTCGTGCGCTGCTGCTTGCTCCGGCCCGGATCACCACGGCCTGCGCTGCAGGCCGTGCGGCCAGCGCTCGCAGTGCTGCACGGAACTGCGCCTCGCTCGCCCACTGTGGGTCGTCCCGGTCGTACACGTCCAGGCCTGACGCCCGTGCCGCGGTGGTCTTGCCCGCACCGGGTGGGCCGCAGAGCAGGATGACTAGGCGACCAGCCTTGCCCTCGCGTCCTCGCCGCTTGAGGTTGCAGTCGGCGCAGATGCATCGGCTGTTCTCCAGTGTGTCCTTGCCGCCGTGCTCGTGCGGGACGATGTGGTCGACCTCGACGCGTGCTGGGTTGTGTGGCTGTCCGCGTACGCGCTTGGCGCCCCAGTCGAGGAGCCTGCCGCAGGTCGGGCACCGCGTGATGCCTGCTCGCTGGTCGATGGCCCGGCGCTCTCGCACGATGCGCAGCCACTTGCCGGTGCCTGTCCTCGACGTGGCCATGCTGCACCTCCGGAAACGACGAAGGCCCGGACACCTGATGATGTCCGGGCCCACGAGGGCGTACGAATCCGCCGACAGTTGTCAGCGTATCAGGCAACGACCACAGTCGCCCGCATCTCGACGTCGTCCACGTGGTAGCGCACCTCACGCCCCTCGGTTCGTCGTCTCCATCCCTCCCGCTTGGCCCGTGCCCACACGGCATGCTTGGTCGCCACGCCGAGGATGGTCATGGCCCGCTCCACGGTCACCCACTCGGCCCGTGAGCCCCAGCGCTCCCACACGTCCTTCTCCACACGCATGCCGCACCGGTCACACGTGATGAACCCGTCCACCTCGGGGCCGTCGATGATCGCCGTGAAGTGTCCAGCACACGTCACGTCCATGCACGCGCTGTGGGTCCGCACACGCCTGGTCCCACGCCTCGCCAGCCTGCGCATGGTGGCCAGGTGCTCGCGGGCATCAGCCTGCAGCGCGTACCGGACCATGACGTCCGGGTGCTGCTCGATCCGGTCGGCCCATCGTGCAGCGAGCCGGAGCCGGCCAGGCGTCGAGTCGGGCACGGACCCGATGCCGGGCACCTCGTCGATCAGGACGTGCGCGACGAACTCGGCCCAGTCGTCGAGCTCGGTCACGGCACGCTGGTACTCGTCCACGTCGAGCACCTCGACCATCCCCGGCGGCATGCGCGATCCGGGCTTACCGCTCGACTTGCCGGAGCCCCGATCGACCGCAGGCGCCAGCGCTGCCACGATCTCGTACGTGGTGGCGGTCTCGTCGAGCACGTGCTGCAGGTTGTCCATCGTGCCTCCTCTCTCGTCAGCCACAATCGCCCTTGGCGATGCTGCGCGCCTTGGCGACGTCGGCCGAGGTGTAGCTGTAGTGCGAGTTCGTCTTGCGGAGGAACGTCACGGCGTAGGCGTCGGTCACGTTCTCGGCCCGGTCACGGACGATCGGCGGCGCCCATGTGCCGCACCAGTGCTCGATGCGGGCGTGCGCGATCTCGTGGCGCACGACGTTGAGGATCGCCTGGCGCATGTACGCGTTGCCGCGGACCGCGTCGGCGTAACCGAGCGGGCTGCCGCCGGCGGAGATCTCGATCAGGCCTCGTCCTGGGTGGGTGGGCGCCGGGTAGTAGGCGCCGTGGAACCCGTAGGACCCGTCTCGGCGGATCCAGCCCTTGCGGTCGTAGTTGCCCACGTACTTGGTGAAGTTGACCTTCACGCCCCACCGCTTGCCGAGTGCCCATGCCGCCTCAGCGTGCGCGCGGCCTGCGGAGCCGGGGGAGCCGCCGAAGTTCGGCTTGTTGTTGCTCGTCGGGATCCACGCGCCGTTCACGTGGGACTTGAACCAGAAGGCGTACTGGCCGCTGAGGTCGCCCTGGGTCATCGGACGGCAGTGCCGCGACCCGACGGGCAGGCCGTTGACCGGGGCGGTGACCCAGCCGTACGTCTTCCCGTCACCGCAGCCGATCGAGGCAGCGGCCGTCGCCGGGACGGTCCCCGCGAGCAGCATCAGAACCGCAGTGGTCAGGGCCAGCAGGCCTCTTGTCGTCGTGCTCATGCGTCCTCCTCGGTCAGTGGGTGGTCGTTGCCGTACTCGTCCCGGATCCCGATGTCGCACTTCGGGTGACGCGCGATGAACGACAGCGTGTTGACGTAGTAGCGGTCGGCGACGGCGTAGGGGTCGAGGTCGGCCGCCTCCACCATCTCGTCCGTGATCAGCTCGCTCATCGGTCCTCCAGCGCGGTCTCGATGGCGGTCACGGTCGGGCAGGACGGCGTCTGGTCGTCGAGCGTCCAGTGGTCGGCGCTGCACCGGTAGTAGCCGCTGCCGTGGTGGTCCGAGGTCCACTCGGGCTTGTGGATCGCCAGCACGGCCTCCAGCGCTTCGACCAACTTGGGCACGTCGGTGCGGGCGTGGGCAATGAACTGGGCGTCGGCGACCCTGTCCATGCCGACTCCGTTGAGCACCGCGATCGCGTTCCCGGTGCCTCGGTCCGACAGGCGCCCGACGAGGCCGACGGCGTCACGACGGCGGTTGCTGCCACCGCCCCACCACGGCCCCTCGGTCGCTGCCTCGGCCCGCGCCCGGATCGCGGCCAGCGCGTCCCGGGCGGTCACTGGGTGCCGTCCAGGGCTGCGTCCATCGCGTCGACGCGCACGCACACGTCACAGATCGACCCGTCCTTGTCCCAGCGGCCAGGCGCCATGTGTGCGTGGTTGTGTCTCAGGTCGCGGCGCGCCGCTCGGACGGCCTGCACGGTCCGCTCCAGCGCGTCGGCCCGGTCGGCGAAGTCGCGCAGGACGCCTTCCCGAGTCCCATGAGGCGTGACTGCCGCCATCGCCCGCAGCGCCGCCCCCAGCCCGAGCTCACCAGCGCCGATCTGCGGGCCTGCCGCACCCTCGGACGTCCCGGCGCCCACGGGAGGGGTCGCGGGGGCGGTGGGGGCGGCAGGGCGTGCGGCGTGGGCAGTGATCTCGCGTGCCGACCTCTCGGCCGTCTTCTGGATCAGTTCGTTCGCCGTCGCCTCGGGGCCGACGTCCGGCAGCCCGGGGCGGTTTGCGTAGTAGGCGCTCTCGTCGTTCCAGCCGTCGGTGGAGTGCGAGCCCTTCCCGGCGATCGCGACGGCCGACAGGATCGCGTCCACAGGGTCACAGCCCGTGCGGTCGAACCCGATGTAGTAGCCGTCCATGCGGGCGTCGACCGGGAGCGGCGTGAAGTCGGGCTCGGGCTGGTCGGCGGGCACCATGCGCTGGCTGGCCTTCGATGGGGTTGTCACGATGCGGCTCCTTCGGTGGTGGTGGGCGTGGGAACGTGGCAGCGCCCGACGGTGACGAAGCCGGGCCGGAGTCGATTCCCGCCACACGTCGAGCAGGGCACGCCGTCGAGGTGGCGCTGCATCTGGAAGTCGCTGGCGAACTCGGCCAGGGACTCACTCCGGTCGCCCGGCTCGATCGTGACCGTGATCTGCTCGGGCTCGCCGAGGGCGCGGATCCGGAGAGCGCTCTTGGGCACGCCGTGATCGATGGCGTTCGCCATCCACCATTCGGCGTCCTCGCGGCTGTCCTGGGCGACGTTGAAGACGCCGCCACCGAGCGTCAGTTGCACGGTCTCGATGCGGGCGGTGTGCCCGTAGGCGAGCAGGAAGGTCGTCCACCATTCCGACCCCGCACGGGTCGCGAACACGCGGGTCTCGATGACTTCCACGACCTGGCGCTTGGTGATCCGGGCGGTCATCGCAGCGGCCCTCCCGTCTGGCTGCTGACGTCGAGCACCCCACGCGCGGCCTCGTGTCCAGCCTGGAACGCGAGCGTGTTGCTCTCGGCGACGGGGATGTCCTGTCGGGCGGCCTTCCAGCCGTTGCAGAACGCCGCGTGCTTCTCGACCCCGTGTTGGCCGTACTCGGCCCGGTAGTCGGTCCAGGCGCTGTACATGTTCAGCTCGTCCTCGGTGTACTCGGTCACGGTGTCTCTCCTCGGTCGGGTGTCTCGCGGGTCCAGCCGTTCTCGGTCTTACGGATGCCTTGCTCGTCCAGGACGGCCAGGACGAGGTCGCGGCCGGTGGCTGCGATGCGGGCGGGGATCTCGGGATCGATCAGGTCTTCGATCGGGGGCGGGTCGTAGTCCTCGGGTGGGCCGGTGACCCACGGGGGCGGCTCGTCGGGGGTGTCGGTCATGGCGCGTCGTCGCTCTCGACAGCGACAGCCCCAGCCCCGACCATCCCCGCCCACCCGGTCCCGAACTCGGCCCGGTCGGCAGCCACCATGGGCTCGTCGTGGTGCTCGAGCGCGAACCGGTACCCGTCGACCCATCCCGCGATGCCGGCCTGGTGGATCGCGAGGGTCGTGCTGTCGCACTCGTGGGCGGCGGCGAGGGGCTTGGTGTTCTGGCCGGGGGTGATGGCCTGGGCGATGCCGCAGTCGGGGCACTTCCAGGTCGAGGACCAGGTGGTGGTCATGCGGTCGGTCCTTCCGTGGGGGTGATGGGGCGTGGGATGGCACACCGGTGGCAGGTGGTCTCGTGCGACCCGAACATGTGGGCACTGTCGTGCTCGGGGCCGGTGTGCTCGAGGTGTTCTGCGTGCTGCGAGGTGATTCCACGCCGGCCGGAGTGGTCGTGGACGTGGCCGCAGGCGCATGCCCAGACGTAGCCGGCTGACCAGACCGGCTCGGGGCTGCAGGCGGTCATGGGGTGCCCTTGGTGTCGAGCAGGTCGAGCAGCTGCGCGCGGACCTTTGCTCGTGCGTACTGGGACAGCGCCTTGTCCGTGGCCAGAGCCAGCACGAGGTGGATGAGCTTGAGGCTGGACAGGCGACGGAGTCGGTGATCGATCTTCCGTATCTCGATCGCCTCCTGGGCGCGGCGCGGCTTCCTGGCAGCGTGCCCGGCTCTGCATACGTCGCAGGGCTTCTCGCCGTTCTGGTAGTGGCGGCGATAGGCGCCGGGCGTGCCACACGGGGTGAGGGTCCTCATGCCGCTACCTCGAGCGTGACGTCGTGCGTCGGGCGCCACTGGAGCAGCACTCGGTCGGAGTCGAAGCGGCGTCCGGCTACGCCTCGACGGACACGCAGGATCTCCAGCTGGGACAGGAGGATCTCACGGCGCGTCTCGTCGTCCCGGTGCGCTCGGTCCCATGAGTCCGCGACTGTGGTGGTCCCGTAGGGCTGCTCCCCGCGCTCGGTCAGGAGCCGGCCGATCAGGTATGCATCCAGGTGGGTCCGGCTGATCGTCTGACGGCACTTGGGGCAATACAGGACGGGCTGCTTCTGGTTCGTACCTCGGTAGAGGTGGACGTCGCAGTCGTCGCAGATCGCGACCTTGGACAGGAGCACGCTCGTCAGCTGCCGCTCGGTGCCCTTGCGCGACTGGGGGGTGTCGCGGGCGTCGAGGGTGCGCTGCAGCTGCTCGAACTCCTCGTAGGTGAGGATCGCGAGCTCGGGCACGATCATCGGCTCTCCGTCGGGGTGGCGGCGCACCGCGAACGAGTCCGTGCGCTTAGCACCCTTCGCCCGGCCCGGGTTGTGCGGGAACATCCCGGCGAGGACCGGGTTGCGCAGGAGCTGCTCGACCGTCTGCCGGTTCCAGACGCGGTTGCCCGGGTCCATGCGTTCCTTGTTCCGCAACGGGATAGGCGCATCGTGCCGGGTCAGCCAGACTGCGATGGCGTTGACCGTCTGCCCCTCCTGGCCGAGGCGGACCATCTGGCGCAGCCATTCGATCCGCTCGGGATCCTGCACGAGGACGCGCCCGGGGCCGTCCGGGTTGTCGGTCGAGCGGTACCCGTACGGGATGCCGCCCCCAACGAAGCGGTATCCCTGGGACAGGTGCGCCCGCATGGCCTTAATGCGAGATCGGATCGCCTCGGCTTCCATCTCGCCGAACACGGCGAGCAGGGTCGCGAACGCGCGTCCCATCGGACTCGTCATGTCGATGGGGTCCTCGACGGCCACCAGGCCGGCGCCGCGGGCTTGGAGGGCCTCGTCGACGTGCAGGAAGTCGAGTACCCGGCGGGCGAGGCGGTCTACCTTCCAGATGATCACGGCGTCGAACGCCGCGGTGCGCATCAGGGCCTTCCACCCCTTGCGGTCCTCGGGGCGGTTCGCGGACGCGGAGACGCCGTCATCGACGAACTCGCCGACTACGTCCCAGCCACGGGCCTCGGCGAGCTTGCGGCCTGCCTCGATCTGGCGCTCGACCGAGACGGACTCCTCCTTGGACACGCTGATCCGGGCGTACAGGACGACGCGGCGTGCGGACGGGGTGTTCACGCTGCAGCCTCCTCGTCAGCGTGTCCGGCGCACGGCCAGGTGTCGCACCAGTGCACGCCGAGCCAAGTCACCCCGCCCGGGCCGTGAGCCAGGATCGCCAGCGCATGGGCGATGTCGGTGAAGCCCTTGGCTGCGCTGCCCCGAACGGTCTTCTCCCGGTAGAGGATCGCGTCACCTCCGGACGAGATTGTCTCCATGGCCTGCTCTGCGAGTACAGCCCGCTCGGAGTGACTCATGCGTGCGACTCGGGGCATCGCCATTGGGACGGCGATCTCCAGGCACGCAAGCATGACGGCTCGTTTCGTGTCGTCGGTGCTCATCGTGATGCCTCTCGTTCGGCGCGGCGGTAGTCGCCGCACCAGGGGTCTCCGGCGCCGGTCTTGCCGCCGGGCTGGTCGGGGTGTGAAGCGCAGTGGTCGGCGGGCTCGGCGGACCGCCGGGGGATGGTGGCGATGACACACGTCCGCGAGCTCGAGGCAGTCCCCGTGGTAGAGCGTCACGGCGTCGTCCTGGTAGTAGGGCGTGGTCACTTCCGCCCTCCAGCCACGTGCTCGACGGTCAGCGGCCACGCGATCTGGTGGAGGTGGGCGATGTCCCCGGTTCGCAGGCACTCCCACGCCCCGTCGCGCCGGCGGGTCTTGACCCACTCGTCGCCGTCGGGGTCGACGATGCGGCTGTTCGACCGCAGCTCGCTCATGCGGACGCCGCGGCCCACGTTCATGGTGGCCTCGTCGATCACGTCGCCGACGGCGATCGGGGGCGCGGTGTGGTGGCAGGTGCCGTGCGGCTGCTCGCACCGGGGGCAGCGGTCAACGCTGGGGGTTGTGGTGCTCATGCGGGCTTGTCTCCGATCTGGTGGGCGAGGGTGACCATGGCGGCGGTGTAGTCGGTGCCGTCGGCGGTGAGCTCGCGGATGCGGGCGGCGGCCTGCTCGATGCCGAGGGCTGCCTGGACGATCTGCTGGGCGGTGGAGTAGTCGATCTCGGGGTTATCCACAGGGGGCACGATCCGCAGGTGAGGTACTTCTGGAGGCGATGTTTCTCCTGGACGTGATTCCTCCGTGGCTTCCTTGGTTCCTCCTAGGGGTCCGGTTTTCCGGACGCTAGAATCCGGATTCCCGGACCCAGGTGCGTCCGGATTCCCGGACACTGTTGCGTCCGGATTCCCGGACACTGAGGCCGACTTCTCCAGGGGGTTGAGGCGGAGCTTGTACACAGCCCGGTGCTTCATCCGGCCCGCCTCCAGAACCTCGATCGCACCCCGGTCCCGCAGCACCTTGAGCGCCGTGTAGACCTGGGACCGACCTCGGCCCGACGCGACGATCAGGGACTCCTCGCCGTCGTAGTACAGGCGTGGCGGCTTGCCCTCCTTGGACATGACGTCCAGCGACTTGAGCGCCATCCAGACCAGGATGAGCTTCGGCAGCGGGGCGAGGTCGGCCCACATCGCGAAGACGGCGGACACGTTGCGGGCTCCCATTCAGACCTCCTCGAGCGTGCGTGGGAGGCTCGTCTTGCCGGCGAGCTTGCAGGGGTTGCATCGCCGGTACTCCTTGCGGGTTGTCCCCGCCCCGCAGATCGCGCAGGTGCCGTAGAACTTGCCGGTGCGACGACGGCGGGCGACCTCGGCGTTGTGCACCTTGGCGCAATCGGGCGAGCAGTAGACACGGCCTGTCTCGGCCCAGGACTTGTACTGGATGAAGGGGGCTCTACAGACTGCGCACGGGATCTCGACTCGGCCGCCCGCATTGGCGCAGGCGTTCGAGCAGAACCGCCGCGGGGTCTTCGCGGTCGAGTGGTATGTCGACCCGCACGCCTCGCATGAGATCGCTCGGGCACCCTTCTTACGGCGAGCCTCATCCCGCTGGGCCTTCTTGTTCGCCTCGCGGCAGGTGGCGTCACAGAAGCGCCGCGTGACCCACGACTCGTAGGTCTTGATCCCCTTGCCGCACCACCCGCACGGAGTCGTGCGGCGGTGGATCACTCCGACCCGGTAGACCACTACCTCTGTGTGTGCCAGTTCGCGCGACCCGGCGTAGCGCTTCCGTCCGGCCACCTCCACGACCTGTGTGTCGTCCAGCCACGCCACGCCGTTCAGCCCGTCGAGCACGAGCTTCAGCATGTTGTCGACGTCGCGGCGCTGATGGGTGCCGTGGTGGAACGTCGCGCTCACTCCGAACGTCGTCTCCTTGCTCGAGTCCTTCTTTCCGCCGGCCGCCCGGAAGGCCGCGGCCATGCGCATCTCGCCAACCTTGGTCTTCTCCGGCGTATAGGCGACGACCTTGCTCCCGCGCTTGGTGAAGCGGGCGCGGGCCTTGGATACGGGCTCGCCGGACACAGTGAACCGGGCGATGACGTCGCGCTCCGGAGGCAACCCCGGGAACAGGGCGTCTTGTGCGGGTGCGTTGCTCACGCCGCCACCATCCGCATCGGGTGATCAGCCGGCGCCGGGTCGCGCTTCGTGTGCCACAGCTCGACGGGCACATCGACCACGAGGAACGGCCCGCCCGTGGCCTCGGAGTCGACATGCCAGCGCGGTTCGCCGTCGAGTGAGACGTGGTGCTCGAACAGGGCGCCGTCGAGCGCACCGCCAGGCTCCATGGCCTCGGCCTTGAGCTCGGCAAGCGTCATGTCGAGGCCGTCCTCGGTGATGTCCCAGGCGTGGTGCAGGGTGTAGTTCATGCCGCCCTCCGCTGCCGAGCCAGGTCGGCCCGCTCCTGGGGGTCCAGCCCGCCGAACACACCGTGACGGCCGGTAGCGCCGGAGTTGCCCTCGGTGCGCATCGCGACCTCCAGGCACTCCTGCTTGATCGACAGGGGGCAGCGGGCGCAGACGGCCTGGGCCAGGAGCCAGGCGTACTCCTTGCCCTTGCCGCGCTTCCCGTCCTGGCTCGGATAGCCCAGCTCGGGGTCCGTCTCCAGGCAGGGCGCGGCTGCCATGCGCTCGCCGGACGAGGTGCCTCGGTAGGACGTGCCACTGGCGCGGTTCATGGCTTCCCCCGCTTCGTCTTCGCGGCCTGGCGCAGTCCTTCGATGCGGTCAGCCTCGGCACGCGCGACCCTGGCGGCTCTGGCGGTGCTGGACCGCAGCCGGATCTTCCGCACGTCGGGCTTCATCAGGGCCTCGGCCTCGGCGATGGTCGGCATGGTCCCGTCGTAGGTCTTCTTCATGTCGTCGGGGGGCGGGGCGTTCACGGTGTGGCCTCCAGGAGGTCGAAGAGGGTGGGCTGCGAGTGGCCGGCGGCGGGGGTGACGAGGCGGACCCAGGCGAGTTCCTTGCGGACGAGGCCCCACTGGTCGTCGCGGTAGCGGACGACGACGTGCCAGCCGCGGCCCTCGTCCCACTCGCAGTGGTCGACGGGGTGGGGCGTGTCCTCCGGGTCGTGGACGTCCACCACGAGGTCGCCTGTCGCGAACGGGCGCGCGGGTCGCTTCGTGCAGCCCCACCACACGGCGTGGAACAGGTCGAGGTGGGCGCCGTTGTCCCTCTTCCACCGGCAGCGAGGCTCGGTGCAGTGGTAGGCCATGGCTGCCTCCTTCGGGGTCGGGCCGGGGCGCTCTCACGCCCCGGCCGGGTGGGTTAGTCCTCGCCGGTGGTGAACGTGCCGGTCGGTGCGCCGATGAGCACGACCTCGCTGCCGTTCCACTCGGCGGGGCCCGTCACGGTCTTGACGAAGCCCTCCCAGTAGTCCGCGTAACCGCGGCCGTTCGCGTCACGGCAGATGACGTATGTGCCGGTCGATTCGCCGGTGAACACGCCGTTCGGCTCGACCTGCGGCAGAACGGCGCCGTTGCTCCCGGCCGTCTGGTCGGGGTTGGTGAGCTGCGCCGTGGTCGGAATCGGGAAGCCGACCGACGGGCACGAGGCGACCGGGTCCTTCACTCCCTGGTTGAAGAAGAACGTGGTGGTCGGCGTGGCATCCGCCTGCGCGGTGACGATCTCGACGAGGTTCTGCCGGTACTGGCTGTACTTGAACTTCGGCACCGGGTGCGCCTTCTGGAGGTCCTGGAGGATGGCCTCCGAGGTCTTCTCGTCCTCGTACCTGGCCGATTCGGTGCAGGCGGACAGGGCGAAGATGGCGGTCAGGGCGACGAGCAGGGCGATGATCTTCTTCATGTGGTTCAGCACTCCTGTGCAGCGAAAGCGTGGATGTCGGACGGGATGGTGACCGTGTCGGTCGTCTGGTCGTAGGCGCTGCACAGGTTCGTGACCAGGGCAGCGCGCTGGGTGAGGATGAGCGTCTTCTGCTCGTCGGTGACGTCGCCGGCGGCCTTCACGTCGAGGTCTGCGATCTGCGTGTGCAGGTCGATGACCTCCTCGACAAGGGCGGTCTGCCTGGCGTACGAGTCGTTGTTGATCTCGCTCGAACGGTTGACGGACTCCTCGCGGAGCCACCACCCGCCGAACCACAGGGCGGCCAGGACTGCGGCGGCAGCGAGGGTGGCGAGGGTGGCCTTCAGGACGGGATTCACAGGTCGGTTCTCCTTGGGTGGTGCGGGGTGGATGGGTCAGTCGTCCGCGTTGCCGTCGGGCACGTCTGCGGCGTAGTTGGCGTCGTCGGGCGCGGCGGCGGGCAGGGTGGTGAGGTGTGCGATCAGTTCGTCGGCCTCGGTCACCGCGAGCTCGCCGGGGTGACCGACGACGCGTCCGACCTGGGTGCTGGCGAGCTTGAGCAGGTCGCCGGGGCTCATCCCGACGCGGCCCATGTGCGCCTTGATCGCGCCGAGGTGGTCGGCGGTCGCGGTCGGCGGTCCGGCGTCCGGCAGCGGCTCGACGGTGTGCGGCTTCCGACTGCCGCGCTTCTCGGTGAGCGCGAAGGTCATGGGCCGGTCAATGTGGGACAGGTGCGAGATCTTGATGCCGCCGACCTCGTCGCGCCCGAACTTCACTTCGGGGTCGCGGAAGAGGGTTATGCGTCCACCGGTGGGCCAATCGTCGGACTCCTTGCCCCACGCCATGACGAGCACTCGGCGCATGGACTTCGAGGGTCGGTACGGGCGCCCGGGGTTCTCGACCAGGTGGATGTTGAACGGCTGCTCCGTCGATCCTTCGGTGACGCTCTCGACGGTGAACGTGCGGGGCCCGGAGATCAGGTCGTCAGCGTTGATCTGGTCGGACTTCGGTGCGATGGATGCGGTGAGGTCCATGGTCAGTCCTCCTCGTGCCATGACTGGTAGGTCGCAAGGGAAACGGGGTGGGCGGGCTCCCACTCGGAGTCCTGGATGACGTACTCGACATCGTTGATCCGGAGCAGGTTTGTGATGCCGGGCAGTTCCTCGGGCATGGAGCGGAGGCACGTGATCTCCCACGCGTCCGGTTCCGGGTTGAAGTCGTCAACCACGGCGTCGGCGTCGTCGAGGAACCAACCGATCTGCTCGTCGCTCGGGTCGGGCTTCTGGAACTCGCTCGCCAGCGCCCGCGCCAGATCGAACACACGGGCCTCGTGCCGGTGCTCGCTGCACGTGTCGTCACCATCGAGGGTGGAGTAAGCGGCGGCCATGTACTGGCACTGCTCGATCGCACTCATCTCAGGCCACCTCCATGTCGTACAGGTCGAGGTCGTTCAGGTACCAGATGGGCGGCGCGAGGATCAGCGGTGCGCTCTCGTACGAAGGCCACATGCCGGACTCCAGGCACTCGGCGTGCCGGGCGAGGATGGTCTGGAGCTTGTGGTCGCCGCCGCGGATCCATCCCTCGTCCAGGAGCGGGACGACCTGCACCCCGAACGGCGCCTCGGTCTCGACGTAGATCTGCACCATGGGGCCGACGTCGTCTCCCCGGGTGAGGTGTACGAGGTGCCGGTACATCGCGGCCTGGAGGTCGTAGTCGAAGTCGACGATCGCGCGGACGATCTTGCGGGGCGTCGCGTTGATGGTCGTCTTGAGGTCGATGGGCGTCGTGCGCTGCCCCGGGATAGCGTCAGGCAGGTAGTCCACGCGTCCACGGATCTCGATGCCGGTCTCGGGGTCCTTCGCGAACAGGGACACCTCGGGTTCGCCGTCCACCTCGAGGTGCTGGCGCGCCTCGGCGTTCATGAGCACGGCGCCGGCGCACGCCTGGACCTTCTCGAACACCTCGGCCTTGAGCGGCACGTTGCCCTCGGCCCGGGCGTTCGCGATGAACTCCTTGGCGGCCGTCGTGCTCACCGCGCCGTTCGTCGCGAGGACGCTCTCCGGGATCTCGACGATGCCCATGCCGGTCCCGAGCACGAGCCCGTGGACCGCGTGCCCGAAGTCGAACTCCTTGCGCTCCTTGCGGTTGTGCAGCGCGTGGAGGTAGTGCGCCGGCGAGCGGAGGTAGTGCTTGCCGGTGGAGTAGGACAGCGCGGGGTCCGCGTGGTAGACCTTCTCGTCGAGGTCCTGCACTAGGCCGTGGAATGCGGTCATGCCGCCTCCTCCTTCTCGTCGTATGCCGCCTCGATGCGGGCGAACTGGATTTCGGTGTCGAACACGTCCAGGCGGATCCCGGCGCCGGCGAGCAGCACGCGGGCGGCGAGGGGTAGGTCGGTCGTCTCGCTCATGACTCGCCCCTCTTGTGCTTCGCGATCCGTCGCCGCACCGTCTCGGGTGCGACACCCGCAATGGCCGCGATGACTCGCAGCGAGTCGCCCTCGCCGTCTCGGTGCATGTCCGCCATCTCGGCCGGGGTCAGGGTGCTGTCTCGCGGGACGGTCGGCGTCTCGCTCAGCGCGGCCTCGTAGTCGACGGTCTTGACGATGGCTCGGCACCACGCACCGATCTCCTCGTGCGTCTCGGGGCAGGACGCGAGGTGTCTCACGTACGTCCCGACGTCGGCGGGGATGGTGGCGCCGCAGGTGTGCGGGATCACCGGTGGCCGCCCTTCCCCGAGTACCAGGGCAGCGCGAGCCCGTCGTCCTTCGCCCTCGGCACCAGGTGGAGGTGGAGGTGGAAGACGGACTGCGTGGCGGCGCGGCCCCGGGAGGTGATGAGGTTCAGCGCCGCGCCTGTCGTCCCCGCGTAGAGCGAGGCGTCGTGCATCGTCCGGGCGGACACTTCAGGGTTGGCAGTGAAGTCGGAGACGTGGCGCCGGGGGATGAACAGGATGTGGCCCACCACGACCGGGTTGATGGGCACGATGGCGATGGTGTGGTGGTACGACGCGACCAGTTCGGCGGGCGCACGACCAGCAGCGATCTCGCAGAAGATGCAGGTGTCAGCCACGGCGCGCCTCGTCTTCCTCGCGCTCGGCGTCCCCGCACGTCCCGCAGGTCCCCGCGAACAGCACCCGCTGCTTCCCGCACCGACCGCACCTCGGGATCGTCGCGACGGGCCGGTCGAGCGCCTGCTGGGCGTCGTGGCGGTCGGTCGGCGTGCTGGGCACGGGCTGCCGGTACAGGTGCTGCCCGATCAGCGGGTGCGTGCCGTACTCCAGGGACGACGCCATCGCGGCACGCTTGCTGCCGTCCGGGTCGAGGAGGGGGTTGGTGCCGGTCATGCGGGGTCACCGCCCAGCAGGTCAGCCATAGCCTTCGTCGTCGGGCACGGCCACAGGCGCGCGTCACCCTCGCTGTCGGCGCAGACCGTGCAGACCTCGTACCAGAACTCGGGGTTGCTGAGGGCGTTGTGAGTCCGGTACGGCCGGTGCAGCGCCTGGATCGCACGCAGGGCCGCCGCGAGTGATGCGAGGTCGGCGGGTGCGTTGGCGATGAGGGCGGCGTCCGGGAAGTCGTTGATGTTCTCCCGGCCCGCGTCCACCAGGAGACCGTGGGCGTCTCGGAACTGGGGCTGCGCGCCTTGGGTCCCCATGCGCCGGAAGGCCATGACGATGCGCGTCCGGACGCCCATCAGGTACGGCTCGCTGGTGTTCCGCCATGCCCACGGCCCAGGCGTCGCGGCGGACAGGCGAGCCTCGATCTGGTCGAGCGTGCTCATCGCGTCCCTCCCTCGGTGTAGGTGGTGTACGCGCCCCACAGGTCCCCGGACGCGGTGCCCCGGTGGACGTCCCGTGCGACGACATCCAGCACGGGTCCGGCGGCCACGAGCTCGGCACGCATGGCGTCGCGCTGGACGGTCATGTCGAGCAGCAGTTGCCGGACCTCGGTGACCTCGTGCTCGGTGATCGCGAGGTCGAGGAGCACGCTGTTGGTGATGGTCTGCGCGGCCGTCTCCCCGTCGCGCGCGGCCAGGATCTTGCGCTGGAACTCGGACGGCAGGTCCTCGTCGGTGCCGATGCGTGCGCCGGCTCCTCGGAGGTCCGCGCCGAGGCTCGGGCGCGTGCTCGACGGACGGGGGCGCAGGACGCCGGAGACCATGCCCATGCGGGGGGCGACGGTGGCCGGGGTGGCGGTGGCGGTCATCGGGACTCACCGCCCCACAGCGCCACGACGGCGTCGGTGGCGTCGAGGATGGCCTTGGCGTCCCCGTAGAACGGGTACCCGTTGCGCGCCATGGCCTCGTGGATGGCAGGACCAACCTCGTCCCGCGTCGGCAGCGGGCGGGGCTCGTCCGGCACGAAGTCGGTCAGTTCTTCGTCCGAGTACTTGCAGCCGTCCTGCGCTACCCACCACGTCATGACCCCGCCGACGCCAGCTCGCATGACGCGCGCGTTCGGGACTCCGTTCAGCGCCGCCGTCCCGCTCGTCCCCGGCTCCCACTCGGGCTTGGGCGCGGGCTGGTGGTCGGTGATCGTGACGCTAACCGGGCCGCCCGGGTACTTGCTGTTGAGGAGGATCGGACCGACCCACGGGCGGCCCTGGTCGTCGTCGTGAACCTCACCCGAGACGGTGTAGGTCGGGACGCCGGTGTTGCTGTTCTCCACCTCGACGGCCACCGTGTCGCCCGCCTTGACCTTCGACGGGTCGAGCGGGGCGGGGGTGGGCACCTCGCGCATCGTGCTCATCGCGGCCCGACGGCGGAAGTCCTGCTCGGTGATGGCGAGCCCCCATGGCGTGCCGTCACAACGCCAGCCGTCGGGGTCGAGGACGTCGATGCCGAGGTCCTTCGACCAGTCGGCGGGGAGACGCTTGATGTCGGTGCTCATGCTGTGGCTCCAAAGAGGTCAGTAGCGGCGTGCGTGGTGGCGTCGGTCCAGACCCCAGCGGCCTCAGCCATGGCGACGGCGAGGTGCGGGGCCCGGGACAGCGAGGCCGAGAGGGCGTAACGGACGGCGGCGGTGTCCATCTCGCGGCGGGCACGACCCACAGCGAGCCCGTGACGCGCGGCGGTCCAGAACCGGCCAGCGTCGAGGGCGAGAACCGGCCGGACGTCGGGGTGGTCGGCGCTGGGGCCGAGAGCGATCGGGCGGGGCGTCAGCGGCTCCACCCACGTGAGGCCGGCGGGGTGTGCGCGATCCGGGTCGGGGATCGCCGTCGGGTCGGCAGCGATCGGCGCCAGGTCGAGCGAGCGCGGGGTCTCGGTGGCCATCACCGGCCGCCTTCCATGTAGTCAGGTGCCATGGTCGGGTTCGCCCATCCCCGGTGCTCGCAGTCGCCGTCGGTGCACGGCCCGGAGTCGGTCGTCTCGGGCTCGATGCGGCCGGGGGTGGGCAGGGCGGCGGCGAGGTGGTCCTGGGGATCGGTGGTCACGAGACACCTCCCAGCAGCCGGACCAGACCGGCCCAGCACACGGCAGCCGCGACGATGGAGACGAGGCCAGCGAGGGCCATGACGAGGTGGTCGCCCGTGTGGGCGTGGTGGCGGGTCACGAGTCGGCCCGCCCGTCGCGTCGTGCAAGTGCGCGCTGCACCCGGCGGTCGATCTCCCGCTGCTCCTGGTTGCCGAGCTCGTGGTTCATCTCGAACTCGCGGGACTCGTCGTCCGGGTGGATCGTTATGACGTGGTTGTCGTCGTGGATCATCGGACACCGCCGAGGATTGCGGCGCGGACGCGGGCCTCCAGGTACTCGAACAGGTCCACGTCGTCCTCGATCAGCGACTCGTCGTTGTACCGCCGCATCTCCGACTCCAGTAGCCGTTCCAGGTCCACGGCGTCGAGCGCTGCCTCGATGGCCTCACGCGCCGTGCTGGTGTCGCTCGGGAAAGCGGACGGGGCATCCGCGATCACCTGGGCGGCAGCCTCCAGCGGCGTCGGCAGCTCGTCCTTGTTCAGGTCGCACCGGTAGCAGCCCGGGACGATCGTGGTGTGGTCGTGGGCGCTCATCGCGCACCGCCAGCACACTCGGCCTTGGCGTCGCGGTAGACGGGCCCGAGGTCGTCCAGCTCGCCCCTGGCGCTGGCCTTGTCAGCCTCGTGCCCGGCGAACTCGCTGCGGCCACGGGTCGCGGCCAGTTGCGTCGAGGTCGCGAGGTTCTCGTAGGCGACGAACGCCCGCTCGGCGGCCGTGAACGCCTTCGCGCACGACTGGGGGGTCTCGGCGGGCTTGGCCAGCCAGCCGATCCCGCCGGCACAGACGAGGGCGACGACGAACGCCCCGGCCTGGATGAGGAGCCCCTTGTCGGGCTTCCTGGTGATCTTGGGGAACATGGGATGATTCCTCTCGGTGGTGCCGTCGCATCCGGGCTCACAACCGGTGGGTGCGGCGGCATTGCTGCGTCTGGGCCGGGTGGCTCAGGCGGACTTGCGGCGGTTCCTCGAACGGGACGACTGCGACCGCAGGGGGTCCGCCGCCTGCTCGGCCCCGGGCTCGCCGTCGGGCCGGACGGTGAAGGATCGGATGAACGTTTCCGCCTGGTCGGTCGTGAACCGCATCGAGCGACCCACGCGCAGGTGCTCGAACTCCCCCGCGTTCACTCGGCGCTCCACCCAGTCCGCGGACTTCTCCACGAGGGCGGCGACGTCGGCCGGCGAGAGTGTCGTGTCGAGGCTCACTACTTCTCCTTGGGGTTCTGGGTCTCGCGGGCGGGCGGGTCCTCGCGCTTCGGCGGCGGGCCTTCGTTGATGTCTCCGGGGTGCCACGGGTCGGTGGTCACGAGGCACCGACCCGGGAGCGGCCGTGCACCAGGACGTCGGGGAACGCGGGCGCCTGGACCTCGGCCAGCGACTCGGCCTCCGTGCCGTCGTCCTCGTCGAGCGGGCGCCACGTCATGGCCTCTTCGCGGGTGATCTGTTCCCATCCGTAGTCGAGGAGGTCGGCCAGCGACTCGGCGTCGGCGGTGGTCTTCATGACGACGCCGTCGATCTCGAGGTAGACCGGCTCAGCGGCACTCTCCAGCTCGATGGTGTGGTCGAAGTGGGGGGTCGCGCGGTCGGCGGCGAGGTAGAGCGTGATCCACTTGCGCTCGACGCCGTCGTCCATCACCGGGGTGTCGAGCCGGACCCACACGGAGACGTACGCCTCGCCGTCGAGTTCGTACTCGTCCATCTTGTCGATGGCGCCGGCGCCCGTGGCGACCTGGCCACCGCTGCGGCCGTAAGCGACGACGCGGTCGCCGACCTGGAACTGGCGGGCGCTCACTTCGAGTCCTTCGACTCGACGCCGAGGAGGTCCTGGACCTCGGCGACCGCCTTGGGGTCGCTGTCGTCGGCGAGGACGCTGACGATCTTGTCCATGAGTGACATATGCTTCTCCTGTTCGTTGGTAGCCCCGGCGCCTGTCTCTGGCGGGATGGTGTCGGGGCTGCTGTGTGTCTGAGGTCAGGCGGCTGCGGTGCTGCGCGATCGCTGCTCTGCCTCGATGAGGAGGAGAGACGGATCGGCGCCCAGCACGGCGGAAATGCGCTCGAACTCTCCGAACGTGAGGCCGGTCGAGTTCTGCAGACGGTTGTGAAGGGTGGTCTTCGGAATCCCGGTGCGAGCCGCCATCGCGCCGAGCGACACATCGTCCTCGTCCATGTGCTCGGAGATGACACCCGCAAGGGTGCTGCTGATACCCATATGGGGACGGTACCTGTTCCGAACGGAACACCGCAACCCGTGTGTGGGTGAACTACCCCCATGCGGGTACGGCGGTAGGCCTGCTCGAACTGTGTGGGCCTGACTGGGTGCGAAATGCACCCAGTTGGGGTAACGTCCAGGCCGTGAGCACATCAACCAGACCGGAACCCAGCGCGCTCCTGCGCGCGCTGGGCAGGCAGATAGCCGCGGAACGCAACGGCGCCGGGCTGTCCATCGAGGCGCTGGCCGAGAGGGCCGGCGTCCACAAGAACTCGATCGGGCGCTACGAGCGGGCCGAGCGAGACATTCCGATGGAGACGCTCGGCCAGATCGCCGAGGCGCTCGGGCTACGGCCCTCCCAGCTCATGACCCGCGCAGAAGAGCGCGCCGGGGCTGACGCAGCGCGATCAGGTGGGGTGACGCCCGATTGACATTCGTCTCTCATTTGTCGAAACCGTTCCGCATCGTGAAATAGCGGGGGGGTATCAACCGCAATATCGCTCATCTCACCCAGCCGGAATTGCTCGTTATGCCTACGGTGGGTGCAAATGTATCTAGGCCTAGGGGGCTCCAGTGGACGCCACAGCCGACGTCGCACGAACCGACTTACCCACATGCCCGGCGTACGACCTGATCAGCAGCCTGCTCGCGGAGTGTCCGTCAGCGATGCTCTGGGACGAGCTGCGGCGACACCTCCCGCTCGACGCCACGGCGCGCATGTTCGACCTGGCCGCAGCCGCATCACGACACGACCGGGCATGACGGAAAGGCCCCCGCCTGATGGCGGGGGCCTTCGTCTGTGCGGTCAGGACTCGATCTGGCGGACCTCCTCCGGGTGCGCCTGTGCCAGCGCCCTGGAGATCGCCGCACGGACCGCCGTCTGCGCGGCGGGCATCACGTGGCCGTACCTGTCCACCGTCGTCGTGATGGACTCGTGCCCCAGGTGCGCCTGTACATAGTTGATCGGCACACCATCGCCCAGCAGCCAGGACGCGTTCGTGTGCCGGGCGTCGTGGATGCGGGGGCGCTTGCCCAGCGGCGGGTCGAGCGGCGTGATGAGTTCCCCCGCCGAGTCACGCCGTCGGGCCACGCGCTTGCCGCCGTCGCGCTGCGCCGGCTCCGCGTTGGCCAGGCGCACCGCGGGCTGCCACGCGTTGTCGGTAAACGTCTGGTGCCGCACTGGTCCGCCGAGCTGGTTGCGGAACACGTAGGCGTCACCGCGGCGGCCCCTGATGAGCGGCGCCAGGAGATCGACCGTCTCCGGCGACAGCGCGACGGTGCGCCGGCTCTTGGACGACTTCGGCACGCCGAGGACGCGCCCGCGCTTCCAGGCGCGCGCGACGGTCACGGCCGCCCGCTCGAGGTCCACCTCACCGATCTGGAGCGCCGTCGCCTCGCCCCAGCGCAGGCCGGTCGAGAACAGGAACTCCACCAGCGGCTGCCAGTACGGGGTGAAGCAGCCGAGGAACCGCGTGTACTCGTCGTGGGTGAGGAACGTCATCGGCTCGGTCACGGTGCGCGGCATGCGGGTGCCCTTACAGGGGTTGGACGGCACGAGACCCTGCGTCTCGGCGCGGGCGAACGCGGCGGAGAGGAAGCCGTGCTTGTTCTTGATCGTCTTGCCCGCCGTCGGCTTGCCGCGCCACGTCTTCTTCGCCATGGCGTTCACCCAGCGCGCTACGTCTTCATGGGTGACGGCGTCGACCGGGAGCGCACCGAGCGCGCCGAGGTCGTTGCGGACGTAGGCCTTGTACTTCTCGATCGTGTCCGGCTGCGTGCCCGACAGGGCCTCGATGTGCCTGGTGCACCACTGGGCGACCGTGGGTGTCCCCTCGACGGCGCCCGTGCGCGCGTCGAGGATCTCGACGGCGCGCTTGCCACCGACGTCGCGGACGAGCTTCGCGAACGCGATGGCCCCGCGGTCCGACCCGAAGGTGCGGGAGGAGTTCTTCGACCCTCGGCCAGCTTCCCGGAATCGCACCTTCCACGTCTCGGTGCCGTCTTTGGCCACATGCCTGGTCATGGTCGCCATGTCGCTCATCATGCCGCCTCCCGTGTGTACGCGTACACACATCTCACCGGGATTCACCGGGCTCATGCCCGGTTCGCCGGGCCTGGCCGGTCCAGAATCCGCAGGATTTAGCGGATCCGCAGGTCACAGTCTACTGGTAGAGAGGGTTCAAGTCCCCCTCCGGACACCATGTTTGACCAGGCGTTACACCGCTCCTGATCCACCGGGTACACACGCCGAGTACGCACGGCTCACCGTCGAAAGCCGGGATCCGCCGGGATTCACCGTCGAACTCACCCCCGACCTGTGGAAGGATCTCCCCATGGCCACGCAGATGCCCCCCGAGGGCACCCCCGCGACGTGCGTCTTCTGCCGCGAGCAGGTCAGGCTCCGTCAGAGCGACGACACCGGCGCGCGGTACTGGCTCCTGCCCGGCGAGGAGGCCGACGGCGCTGCGAGGTGCCTCGGCGGCATGGTCCCGCGCCGTGGCGTCCCCCGCACGCTGCACGTCCCCTGGCGCACGCAGCCCGACTTCGCGAACGAGCACGGCGAGCTGTGGCCCGCATGGTTCGACGCCGAGGGCCGCCCGCAGCACCCACGGAGGACCGCATGAACTGCACGGTGATCGACTGCGGCGAGCCGGCCGCGATGATGGTCCTCTCTCAGGGGATGAACGTCCGCGGCGTCATGGTGCTCGTGGCGTGGGACGACTGGGACGAGATCTCGGGCGGGTCCCCGGCGCCCGCTTCCCTGTTCTGCGAGCCGCACGCCCGCGAGCACCTGGCGAGGCTGCCGCTCCTGGCACCCGTGGAGAGCACGCTGGTGGCCGACGGCGACGTCCACACGCACGGGTGACGCGGCCATGATCCAGGACTACGAGATCGATGCGTGGCTTGGCCCGGCGGTCGATGACCTGACCCCGGAGCAGCGCGCCGAGTTCTGCCGCCTGGTCCGCGCGCACGACGACTCGCAGCGCGACCGTGATCACGAGTTCTTCGACTACTCGGACGACGACGACGCGGCATGGGTCGCAGCGTACGAGCAGGCGACCACGGGCTGACCTGGAACGCACGAAACCGCCCCACCTCCGAAGAGGTGGGGCGGTTTCGCTCCCATCGACACGGGGACACGGGAGTCAGCCAGTTCGTCCTTTAGTCAGGTCGGTGGGACCGGGAAGCGCCTAGCCAAGCCAGTAGGGCGAGGGTCAGCTCTTGGTGTCGAGCCTACTCCTTGACGCGGATGACCGCGGCGACCGCGTTGTGCGGGAACATGGCGAGCGCGTTGCCGTCCTCGTCCACCACCCTGATGGTGTCCGCATCGGGATGCACCGTGACATCCGCCGCCCCCTTGATGCGGTAGGGGGTCTGGTTTCCCTTGACGTGAACGTCCCAGTCGTGCATGTTCTTGGTCATGGTATTTCCCTTCTGCTGCCCGGACCACCCGGCGTCAGCGGTTCTTAGCCTACGCGTACGGACCGCTCTACGCTGGACGGCATGACCTTCCCAGCCGTAGTCGCGCTCGCACGAGACATTGTCATCATCATCGCCGGGATCCTGTGGATCGTCGGTGCAGTGTAGTCGGCCTATCTGACACTCGGCGCTGCTACCCGACGTCGGCCCGGACCACGAGACGCTCGGGCGCGGTGGCGGCGTCGGGGTAGGTGATGACCTCGCCCGCCCGGGTGACCTCGATGACCAGGTCGTACCTGCCGACCGCCAGCGCGCCGTCGAGCTCGTGCGTGACAACGTCGGCGTCCACGGTGCACGGCAGGTCCGTCGTCTCCTGCCCGAGGGTCAGCGGCCGGGCGATCAGACGCACGGTGGCCCCGGTGAGGTCGATGGTGCCGTCGGTGGTGGCCACCCGCCAGGTGATGGGGTGCTTGTCGCCAGCCCACACGCGAGTCTCGGTCATGCTGGTTCCATTCCTCGGCGTGGGGTGAGCGGCACCATGGCGCGCGCTGGGGTGAGCGGGATCAGGGTGCCGCGCACGGGCAGGTTGAAGCCGGGGCCGTTCGTCGTCGGCGAGCCGAGCGCCGAGGTGCGGGCGATGCCCGACGGCGACACGGTGACCGACGTGGCGAGCACTGGCGTGCCCACCTCGGCCGACGAGGCGATGCCCGGCGGCGCGCTGGTGGTCTGCGTGGTGACTACGGGGGTGCCGAGCGTCGATGCCGTGGGGATGCCGTCGGGGGTGACGGAGACGCCCACATCATCGGACACGATGATGTCCGCGCCGTACCAGCCGGACGACGAGGAGGTCGAGCCCGTGCCGATCCGGAACGCGGACCGCCACTGATCGCCCGCCTCGGACATGTACAGGTCGGAGGCGTCGGACGCCTGGACGGGGTCGGTCGAGGGCGGGGTGCCGAACAGGTAGTTGACCCCGAAGTCCTCGGCGGTGATCCACGCGACCTGCCCGACAGACAGCGCGTACGAGTCCCAGCGCGCCTCGATCCACCCTTCGGCGACCGTGGCCACCGCAGTGCGGACCGGGGCGTCAGCGTAGTTCGGGGCCGTCTCGTAGGGGTACACGCGCAGTGCGAGCGTCACCGTGCCGGGCAGCGTGGCCCCGGCGGGGATACGCAGCCTGCCGCCCACCACGAACCACGCGGTCGCGGTGGAGTAGAACGCCGTGCCGGTGACGATGGAGGGTGAGCCGTCATCGTTCGCGGACGGCTCCCCCCATGGGGGTGCGCTCGCCCCGAAGACGGTGTGCTCGGCCACGGCGGCCTACAGCGCGAAGATGCGGTTGGCGCCCGAGTCCCACGAGACGATCACGTCGCCGCCGTTGGGCGCGACCGGCAGGAGGGTGCCCGAGTCGAGCCACGCCACCACGCGCTGCGAGCCGGCGGCCACGTCAGCACCACCGGTCACGGCCGACGCCTGGAAGATCAGCAGGCCGTGCGCCGCAGCGTTCTCCGTGACGGCCGTGAACGTGATGTCCGCGGCATCCACGACGCCACCCGTGAACGTCTTGGACGCCAGCGCGCCCGACGTCGCAGCGATCACGCCGCCGCCCGAGGTCACGTCCGCGACCGTGACGTCCGTCGAGTCGTACGTGTAGGCGCGGACCAGCGCGACCTTGAACACGGCCGTGTCCCAGTCGATCGCGCCGGTGAGGAAACCCTCCTTGGCCGCTGGGTACAGTGCGTTGGCCATGGCTCAGCCCTTCGGTGTGCTGGACAGCCCGAACCGGCGCAGCGCGGCGTCCACGGCGGGGATGGCCATGATGCGGGTCAGGGCAGCGGCGATGGCGACGACGACTCCGGAGATCGCGACGAGCACGCCCATGCCGCTCTCCCCGATCAAGGCGCCGAGCTCCTCCTGGAGGATGCTGAGCACGACGGGTACGACGAGGCCGAGCGTCATGACGGTGGACAGCGTGTACGACACGACAGTGCGCCAGGTCGCGCGCCCGGGGAACGCGGACTGCGACGAGACGATGGCGACGGGCTCGGGCGTGGGCTCGAGGTGGGTCATGGGTCAGGCTCCCGTCTTGAGGGTGATCTCGAGGTCGGCCAGCGCCGTGTCGACGCTCTTGGTCACGGCGGCCGTGATCGCCTTCGCGTCACCGCCCGCCGATGTCGCCAGGGACTGGACGGCGGCCGTCAGCGCGACGATGCGCGCCTCGGTCCGGCGGTCGATGAGGAGCATGCGCTCGAACGCGGTGCGCCAGGTCAGGCCGTTCTCGGTGCCGATGTCGCCGACCTTCGACTCGATGGCCGAGTGGATGGCGGCGAGCTGGGTGCGCTCGGTCTGGGTGAGGGTCACGTCGTCCTCCTGCTTGGTGGGTGTGCCGTCGAGGATGTCCTCGGCTCGCGCGAAAATGCTGGGGATCTGCTTGATGCGGTCGTCGCCAGGGCAGACCTTGCCGAGCGACTTCGAGTAGTGCATGCCGCCGCCGCGCTGGGCTCGGCCGGCGAGGAGGGACGGGAGCGAGGGGAAGTTCCCGTCGCAGCCGAGCCGGTGCCACGACAGCCCGCGCGAGGTCGCGTCCGTCTTCGAGCTGGTCGCGACCTTCCGGGCGACGCCGTGCGTCTTGACCGCCCAGGCGTACAGGCGGGCCAGGGACTCGCGCTGTGCCGCATCCCAGCCGCCGGGGCCCATGCCCTGGGTCTCGACGCTGATCGTCGCGTCGTTGCCCTCTAGGTCGGCGTAAGCGCGCATGGACGTGTCGACGTACTGCTCGACGGTGCCGTCCCGGCGCACGTAGAAGTGGCTGTCGGGGATGCCGCGCTGGTTGAAGTACCCGTGCAGCGAGGCCGCCTCGGACACGGCCACGTGCAGGTTCATCCGGTTGTAGACGGTGAGCCGCTGCCGGTCCTTGTCCGCCGTGATCGGCTTCCAGATGGCGCCGGGAAATCTGGCCATGTCGCTCCTACGGGGTCTCGATGATGGGCGGCGTGGGGTCCTGGCAGGCGAGCTTCACGCCGCCCTCGACGTCGATCGCGAAGCCGGTCATGTACTCGCCGTCGGGGCATGTGTACGAGCCGGGCTTGGCGGTGCCCTGGGTGCCGCGGATGCCCTGCGGTCCGGGGACGGTGGAGTCGGCGCCAGCGGGGCCGGCGGGTCCGGCCGGGCCGGGAACGGTCGAGTCCTGGCCGGGCTCACCCTGCGCGCCCTGCGACCCCTGGGGACCGGCGACGGTTGAGTCGACTCCGGCCTGGCCGCGATCACCGGCCTCGCCTCGGCACATTCCCGCACCGCACCAGTCGTCCACAGCAGCAGCGATCTGGGCCGCCGTCGGGCCTGGCCCCGTGCGGCCCTGGACGCCCTGGGCACCCGTGAACCCGCGCTCGCCGGGAGGCCCTGGCGGTCCTCCGGGCCCGGCGGGTCCGGCGACGGGGATGCCCTGGACGACGGCGTCAGCCCGCTTGCACAGGTCTCGATCCGCCACGACCAGCGACCCCTCGGACTCGCACCGCTCCTGCACCTGCTCGGCCAGGGACACGGCAGACGTCTCGGCGGTCTCGGCGCGCGTCTGCGTCTCGTGCCACAGCACGAGGAACAGTCCCAGGCCAGCCAGGACCGCCGCGACCAGGGCAATGTTCTGCTTGAACCGGCGGCGCGGCTCGCGGGCAACCTGCTCGGCCCGTTCCACTTCGGTCACGTCGCGCCTCCCTGGGCGTGCTCGTACAGCAGTCGGTACTTCTCGCGCTCGTCCTCGGCCTTCCACCGGCGAGTGCGCTCGCCCTCATACAGGATGCTGAGGGCGTCGACCTTGGCGCTGAGCCGGCCGATCTCCGCGTCGTGCGTTGCCTTGGCCGACGCGATCGCCTCGGCCGTGCTCTTCTGCACCTCGGCGATGTGCTGCTGGTACTGGCGGCGGTCGGCGTAGTTCTGCCGGAGCAGGTACCCGATGATGGCGGCCGCGAAGATCGCGATTCCGCCGGTGCCGAGCAGTGTCGGGTCCACGTGGCCCCCTCTCGCGCGGTGGGGGTCAGGCGGGCAGGGGGACGTCAGGCATAGTCAGCTCCCGATGCGTGCTGCGTAGAACTCAGGTGAGCGCTCGTCGGTTGCGTCGAGGGTGCGGGCTGATCCACCTAGGCCCACCGCACCGTTGTCCTGGAACACCTGCACCTCGACGTAGTCACCGGCAGCGAACTGGTAGACCGTGTTGCACGCGATGTGCGGCTGCTGGGTCGTCGTCGCGTTGACCGACGGGCCGCGGACGATCTCCGTGGTCCCGTTGATCCGCAGGAGCGCGAACGCGCGGTTGTAGTCGTTGCCGGAGAACAGTGCCCCGTGGAATCCGACGATGTAGAACCCGGCCGTGTTGATCGTGATGCGGGAGTTGTTCGTGGTGACGTCGTGCATGCCGTCGGTGTCGAACCGCTCCTCGTCGAACGCGACGGTCGTGATCGTGTTGTCGGGGATGGACTGTGTGCCAGCACGGGTGACCCGGCACGCCTGCACCGCGACGTCGGACGCGAGTATCACTTCTCCAGCACTAGGCATAATGCGCTCCTAAAGGGAGTAGATGGCTGGCTTGAACAGTGCGACCTCGGCGCCGGTGGCATGTGCCTTGACGACACCGTTCACCGACCGCGTCACGGTGAAGACCTGCGCGGCGCCGGTGCCCGTCACCGCCGACACCGTCATCCGCTCGCCGCCGATCGCGATATCGAACGGGGCGTCAACGTCGGACCACACGGGACCGGTCGGCGTGGAGACGTCGATGTCGACCTCAGTGGTATCGAGCGCCTCGGTCGTCGTGGTCCCGTCCGAGGAGTAGCGGGCCTCACCCGGGCCGGTGGCGTCGTCCCACACCGCGACAGACCACGGCGACGCGGGAGTGCAGTTCATGTCGATCAGCCACTCGTACTGGCCGAGCGACTCAGTGAACCCCTGCACCAACTGCTGGATGTCGTCGGGCCCCGTCGTCTCCAACGGCGCGTTCGTCACCACGATCCGGTCACCGACGTCCAGGTCGATCGCATCCGCCGTCAACAGCGCATCCGACGTGAACGCACCGTTCGCGAGGTTCACACCCAGGACCGGGTAACGCGCCTCGTCCACCGTGCCCATGTGCAGCCGCCACGACGCCTGGTCCGGCAGTTCCTCGTCACGCTTGATCGAGATCGTGATGCCGTCGTCGTACCGGCCCACACCATCCGGCGGCGGGTTCACGGAGAGCGGCCCGGTCTCAAGCTGGGCCCGGGCAGAGGACCCGTTCACCCGCGTCACGGTGATGTCGTTGCGGGTCCCGTCGTCGTCCTCCGTGGGCTCGATACCGAAGACCGCGCCCGTCGTGTAGTCGAGCGTCAGGGCAGCATCCTGCGCGTACAGGGAAGCGCGCGTGCGGTAGTACAGCCCGAGCTCGTCGCGCGACTCGAACAGGATCCCCATGTCCGCCGCAGCGGCCTCCGCCAGCAGTTCGAGGAGCGCACCCGGCAACTGCGGCCCCATGTCGACCGTCTCGTGAATGCCCTCAGCGGCACCAATCGTGAGCCCGATCCCCTCTTCGCCACACAGCCGCTGGAGCCGAAACGCCGCCCACTCGCCGTCGTATGCCCGCAGTTGCAGGCCGGCAATGGAGTTCGCCGGGCCGAGCACGTTCTTCACCGCGATGTGCCCGAGCACCGTCTCCGACAGTTGCGCACCCGCGACGTTCATGCCGACACGGGTCACCCGTCCGACCGTCCGCGACGCGAGCGTGCCGCCACCCGACGTGCCGAACAGTTGACCGACCTCGAGCGTGCCGATCGACCAGTCGACGTTCGCGCCGTCCTGGTCCAGCTCGACCGTCACACGCAGCATCCGGCCGTTGACATCGAACGTCGTGCCCGAGGAGAACAGCAGCACGTTCTCGACGTCGTACGCGCGCAGCACCAGGGAGCCGGCGGGCGTCACGTCCAGGTCCCACCGTGGCGCCGTGCCCGTCGTGCGGATGCGGCACAGCGTCTCCGAGACCGTCGTCCCGAAGTCGGGCACGACCATCAGGAAGTTGACCTGCGTCTGCCCCGTCACCGTGTACGTGGGGACGGCGCCGATCCACCGCACACCCGACGCTTTCGGCAGAGGCTCAGACGCCTTGAACCCCTCGAACGAGGCCATGTCCACCGTGCCACGCGGGTACATCGGCGGGTGATCCGGAAGCGCCGAAGCGAACTCGGTCGAGTCCTCACCGTCCTCGCACGGCCAGTACGCCACCACGGAGTCCAGCGCCGTCACGCCCCGGTACATCACGGACCGCAGTGGCGCGGCACCCTGGCCGAGGCGACGCGTGATCCCGTACGCCTGGAGCGGCACCCACACGTCGGACCCCGACTTGTCCCACCGCTGCGGCCACACGGAGACCTCGCCGTAGAACCGGTCGACCCCGTCCGCGCGGACACGGATCTGCGTGTTGCGTCCGATCTTCCCGTAGTACGGAGACATCGGGTTCCGGGGTGAGTACTTCCCGTCACGGTTGTTCAGCGACAGGGTGCACGACGACGGGTCGGTCGTCGATGCCTCGTCGCTGCGGCCCCGCGTGATCTGGACACCGTCGGCCTGGCGCACGTCCGCTGAGATGTCCGTCCACACATCGTCGATCAGGAGCTGCGTCGTGATCGTGAAGATCGGCGTCGCCACGTCATCACCCCCGGCCTAGGACGAGCTGCACGGAACCGCCGCCGGACTTCACCTTGCGGCGGATGATCTTCACGATGGCGTCCCCGAGTTCCCCGTCCAGCGTGATGCGCTGCACGGGCTCCTCCCGGCGCGCGCGGTCCGCCCGCACCAGACGCTCCGGTGCCCCCGTCGCGTTGTTCACCAAGTTCAGGCCCGTGCCGAGAGTCCCGCCGTTGTCGAACGTGGCAGGGATCGGGCTACCCGGAACCTTCTTGTTGATGAACCCGGCGATGTTCGACCACAGGCCGGCGGACATCTTCTTCAGGAACGAGGTCATCCACCCGCCCTGAGCCATCATCTCGGTGACCTGCCCCGGCAGCTTGCGGAGCGTGTCCAAGACATCCGCGATCGTGGAGAACCAGCCGCCCTGGCTCATCGCCGTCTTGCCACCGGCGCCGAGGTGCGCCATCTGGGAGAACCCGCCCGAGAGTGCCCCCATCGCACCCGGACCCACCAGCACGCCCCGGCCGCCACGAGACTCGACGTTCGTGCCCGCGAGCGTGCCCGCCATGTGCCCGATGCCAGACAGCCCGAAGTTCGGGGTGGACGAGATCGTGAACTGGCCCGGGCCCTGCTTGAACCCGGACCACGGGAAGTTCGCGGTGCTGCCCCGCCGCGAGTGCGGGTACTTGTCCTCCAGCACGTTCGTGATCGCCGACATGAACCCCGAGCAGTCGTACGCGGACGGACCGACGTCGCCCCACCCGTACGGCTTGCCCGCCTGGGAGGCCGCGAACTTCTGCGCGCGGCCGATCGCAGCCGCGTCGATCGCGCCACCGTTCGCGAACTTCGGGTCGCCGTTCAGGTTGCCCTTGAGCACCGCCTTGCGCATCGCGTACATCGCGCCATGACCGCCAGCAGCCTGGACCTCCTTCTTGGTCCACATGTGCTCACCGTCAGACCCCCACATCGCGATGCTGTCCGACGTGCCGGTGCCAGGGCCGCGGATCGCGCCGCCCTTGGCGAACCCCAGCTTGATCGGGTCGATGTTCACGCCCGGGATAGCGTTCAACATCTTGCGCAGGCCGTTGTTCCACACCGTGTTCACGAGGAACTTCACGGGGACCTTCGCCACCGACTTCAGGCCGTCCCAGAACTTCCTAACCTTGTCGACGCCGTTCTTGAACCCGTCCGGGATCCGCTTCGTGATGAAGTCGACCACCGGGGAGAACACATGCTTCTTGATCCAGCCCCACACCGCCCGCAGCCCGTCACCGACACGCGACCACGCGGCACGGATGACACGCCCGTAGAGCTTGAACCCCAGGCCGACGAGTTGCACGCCCCGCTTGACCGGGGTGAACACCTTGTCCTGGATCCACTTCCACGCGGCACCGAGACTGTCCCGCACGGCGTTGAACGCGATACGGATCGCCCGGCCGTACAGCTTGAAGCCCAGGCCGACGAGCTTGATGCCCTTGCCGATCGGGCGGAACACCTTCTCCTGGATCCACTTCCACGCAGCGGACAGCCCCGACTTCACGGCTTCCCACGCCACGACCAGGAACTCGGTGAAGCTCTTCCAGGCCTTCTTGCCGACCTTGGTCTTCGTGAAGAACCACACGAGGCCGGCGACCAGGGCGACGATGGCCGTGATCACGATGCCGATCACGTTCGCCTTCATCGCCGTGTTGAGGCCCTTCTGGGCGAGCGTGATGGCCTTGATGATCGCCGGGACGGTCACCGTGAAGAAGACGTACGCCTTCCACGCGAGCAGCGCCGCACCCAGGCCGATAGCGACCGCTGTGAGCGTCTCCCGGTTCTTCGCCATCCACTTGACCAGGTTCACCAGGCCCGGAACGACGGTGCCCACGATGAACCCGCCCAGCGCCTTCAGCACCGGCAGGACGTGCTTGACGAACCCGTCCTTGAGTCGCATCAACGCCGGCACCCCGACCGACGTGATCCAGTCCCCAAGGCGTGTGAGCGCAGGAACAACCCGCCGCTCGAAGACCGGGATCACCTTGTTCAGCACGAAATCGGTCAGCAGCTTGAACACGGGAACGAGCTTCAGGGCAACCTTCTCGATCACCTGCGACCAGGAGACCTTGATCTGGTCCGACGCGTTCGCGGTCGCCTTCGCGACGCCGCCGACCTGACCCTCGACCGCCTTGAGGACGATCTTCTGGGCACCGGCAACGTCGCCGGCCTCCTGCATGGCCTTGATCTTCTCCTTCTCCTTCTCGGTGAAGGAGACACCGACCTTGCCGAGGGCGGTCAGGCCCTTGGTCGGGTCCTGCAGTGCCTTGCCCAGCATGGTGGACGCGGACTGCACAGACCCGAACCCCGACGCCGACAGGTCGGCAGCCAGACCGAGAGTCTTGTCGAACGTGCCGCCGACCTTGTCCGCCGAACCCGCGATGTTCGAGAACGTCGACAGAACCGCCGCGCCCTCCTTGACCAAGTTCTGGTCAATGCCTGTCTGTCTCGCCAGCTTGTCGGAGAGGTTCACGACCCGGCCGGCGACCTTGTCCGACGCCTTGCCGAACTGATCCATCGACTTGAAAATCTGCTGGATTCGGGCGTTCGACGTGCCCGCCTTCTCACCCGCATCGAACAGCGCCTTACCCGCCACCACGGCACCAGCAGCCATCGCGGCACCCGCAACCAGGGCCACCTTGCCGACGCCCTTGAGGATGCCGCCGACCTTGCCGGAAGACTTCTGGAGGGGCTTCGTGTCGCCCGTGTACCGGACTACTAGCTGGCCAGCCCTGGAAACCATTGGGTCACCCCCTGTTCAGTTGTCTTCCCGCGCTTTCTGCCATCTCTGCATGTACCGCCCGAAGGCGTAGTACTCCTCGACGTCCAGGGCCTGAAATTGGCCCGGGGTGATCCTCCAGAAATGGCAGTACTGCGCCAGTTCGTCGTAGTACTCCTCCTCGAGGTCTACTACGGCTTGGTAGGGTCCTCGATCTCCTTCTCCTCGACGGCCCCCTCTTCGTCCGCCTCCACGGTGTCGTCCTCGCGCTCGGGGATCTCCTCGATGTCGCCGAAGTCCTCGTCGTCCGTGGCGTCGTCGTCGTCGGAGATGTCCTCCTCAAGGAAGTCCTTGAACGAGGTGGTGATCTCCCCCGTCTTCCTGCCCGCGAGGAACTCGGCTGCGAAGCCCAGCAGCAGGGGATTCGACGCGTCCATCTTGTGGCGCAGGAGCAGCTTGGATGCACTCAGCAGATCTCGTCGGTTCATGGGGTCAGCCCTTCTTCGCGGTGATTCCGGCCTTGCGTGCGACGTCCAGGAGGGCGTCCATGTATTCCTTCTCGATGTGCGGCATCTCGTTCACGGCGGACTGCCGGATGTAGGGCCGCTTGATCCCGTCGCGAGGGACGACACGGCGTCCCCACTGCTGGACAGGGTTCGTTCGCGCCTTCGTGCCCGCGAGGATCCGCAGCACGTTCGTGGAAGCAGACGCGCGCGGCTTGGCACCCGCGCCCGCCCCCACGGACTCCGGCTTGGGGTAGGCACGGTCGATGATGCGCTGACCGATAGCCTTGTTCCGCTGCCCGAGCTCCTTGCGCAGCGCCGGGTCGATCTTGCCGATCGCCTTGACGAGCTCCCGGACACCCTCGACCTGGATCGGCGCCCCGGTCGGGGACTTGGCCATGACTCAGGCCCCGGTGCCGCGCTGGATGCCGGCGGGCGAGGAGTTGCGGATCGGGACGTCGGACGCGCTTGCCTCGCCGACGGATCCCGCGATCGGGTTGAATCCGAGCAGGACGCCGGTCATGGTGTACTCGGGGTTCGTCGCCGAGGCCACGGCCGACGTCGGACGGACGATGACGGGGAACGGGTCGCCGGACTGCGACAGAGGCCACAGGGTGTCGTCGACGCTTGCGACGTCGAAGTCCTGGAACACGTTCAGCGTGATCGTGCCGTCGCCGAGACCCTGGATGATCTCCTTGTAGATCCCCCCGAATCCGGTCACGTCGACCTCGTCGAACGTGGAATCGATGGTGACCGACGAGCAGTGGTCGGAAAGATCCACCGAGTCGACCGAGACGAAGCAATCCTTCAGAACGAACTTTGCCATGGCTCACTCACTCCTCTTCTGTGTCGGCCGTGGTGGCCGCGGTAGTGCCGGACTGAACCGGCTTCTTGGCGGCCGGACGGATCTGTCCGCGCTGCAGGAGACGCTTGGTCCCCGGGTTCTCCGGGTCGAGGTCGACGACCTCGCCAGGAGAGATCTCACGGACCCGGTGGGGTCCGACGACGGTGTACTTCTTCATCACGCGCGCTCCCTTGCTCATGCCTTGCCGGACGCCATGACCTCGACGAGCAGGACGGCCCCGAGGTACATGACGCCGTTGATGTCCTGCGGCCCGTACTCGCGGGCCCCGGTGACACGCAGGTCATCCACGACACCGCCGAGAGTCGAGTCAGCCTCGATCGCAGCCTTGATCGACGACGCGCCGAACGGGTCCAGGTAGGCGTCGAGCTGCGTCTGCGAGTCCTCATCGGACACGCGCGCGGCGAACACCATGACCGGGAACGTGTAGTCGTCATGCCCGCGCCCGAACGTCTTGTCGTACTCGAGCGGGTCCGGGCCGCCGACCATCGCGACCGGGACGTCCGCGATATCCCGCACGTACGCCTCGGTGCTGAGGCCGGCGATCGTGCCCATGGCCGTCGCGAGGCCGGCGCGGACGTCCGCGATCTTGCCCATCAGGCCAGCACCGGGTCGAGGACGTACGGCGCGAGCTTGCGCATGACCATGGGGTTCTCCCGGACGCGGACTGTGCCGTAGGTGTCCATGCCCGCGACGCCGAACGGCGCGTCCTTGAGCTTGAACAGCTCCTCGGCGACGATCAGGCACGCCTGCTTGACGGGGGTGGGCACGGAAGCCCAGCCCCACGCTGCGGTCACCTGGACCGAGGCACGGGCCGCCGTCGGGAACAGGAGCGAGTTGACCGCACGGACCATCGAGAACGGCCACCCGGGCTGTCCCCCGATGACGCCGTTCAGCGGCTCCAGCTGGAAGTCGGCCGAGGTCCACACGGTGTCGTACATGCCGTCTCCGGCACTGTCGGTAGCCACCGCAAGGTCTGTCGTGGTGTGGAAGTCGTCGACCTCCACGATGCGACCATGCAGCGGGCGGTACGCGCGCGCGGTGGCCGTGGCTGCGACGTTGAACTGGCGGTGACACACCAGCTCGATACCGCGTGACGCCGCGGCGAGCACGTCCTCCAGGAGGTCGTCGTGCGTGTTCTTCTGGACACTCGCGTACGCCTTCAGCTCCGCGAGTGTTGCGTAGGCGTCGCCGATGGCCATCGAAACGTCAGTCCTTGTCCGGCGACGGGTTCTTGCGGGGTCGCCCGGGGCCACGCTTGACGGGCGCGCCGGGGCGAGTCTCGACGTCGGCGGTCGGGGCCGGTCGAGTCTCAACCTCGTCCTCGACGGCGGCCACGTTCCCGGCGCCGATCATCGTCTGCGCCATCCCGTCGGGCAGGTCCATCGTCTCGCCGGCCCTCGGCCACTCCCGAAGCGGGCCACCGCCGAGGCTGATGTACCCGGTCGGCTGGTGCACCATACGTACCTTCATGCTCATTTCCTTTCGGGTACGACCTGATGCGACCCCACCAGGTTGGTGAGGCCGCATCAGATGGATCAGGCTCCCGGGTGCAGGAGGTGCTTGACGGCGTTCGGGTCGACGACCACAGCGCCGGTGCGCACGGCGGCGCGGAACGAGATCTGGTCGTTGCCGAACTTGTACTCGTCCGACCGCTCGAACCGCAGACCGCCAGCGATGCGCACCTTCAGCGCCGACATGTCACCGAAGAAGATCGACTTCGCGTCGATCGCGGGGGTGTCGATCTGCGGGGCGATGTACACCGGCTTGCCGACCAGGAGGTCGGGGTCGCCGGCGGTCAGTGCGGGCTGCCACACCGACTGGCCGTCCGAGCCCTTGAGGACCCGCACCAGAGCCGCCGTCGGGTCCGCCATCAGCCATGAGGCGTCCGTGCGGTACTCCGGAAGGACCGAGTGGAACAGCTGGTAGATCAGGTCGGTACCCTCGCCGACGGCGGTCTGGTCACCGAAGTTGGTGAGCACGCCCGCAGGTGCGGTGACGCCGGCCGTGGTGAACCCGGCGATCGCACCAGTGGCGGCCACCGAAGACACCCGGCGACCGAGCTGACGGCCCGCGTTCCGTGCGATGTACCCCTCGAGGTCGAACGTCGCGTCCGCCACCAGCTCCGTCGGGACGTAGCTGATGAAGCCGAACTTCTCCACCGTCGAGGAGACGGTGTTGATCGTCGACTCGGACGTCACGAACGGGTCGTGAGCGGCCAGGGCCGTGTCGTCCGTCGCGGCATGCACCGTCGCGCGCGGGAACGGCAGTGCGTTCCCGTCCGCGGTGTTGATGATGTCGACGCCGGACTGCAGGATCTGCCCGACGTGCACCGCGTACTCCCACAGCTGTGAGGACACTGCGTTGACACCGACGCCACCGGAAGCCGACATGTCGCGGTGCTCACCGCGGAGGATGGCGCGCATCTCGGAGGCGTCCGGCTGGGTCACGTTGAACGTGTCCCCGATCCGGGCCTCACGCGCCCACTTCCCCAGGCCCGAACCAGCCTCGTGCTGGTTGCGCTTGTTCGGCTCACGGCCCGTGACGGACCGGAACGACGCCTCGAGGTCGTTCGCGCGGCCCTCGCCGTCGGCGATGGCCTGCGCACGCTCACCGAGCTTCTCGGCCTCGGCGATCATCTGGTCGAAGGAGGTCTGCTCCTCGACGGTCAGGTCGCGGTCCTCCGTGACGCCCTTCTGGGCCACGTCGGTGGCCTTGGTGATGAGAGCGGCTCGGCGCTCCATCAGCTGATCGGCAATGCTGGTCATGGCATTCCCCTTTCCGGGAACTGAGATAAGGATTCGTGCGGTTCAGTCCCAGCGGGGGTCCGGTGGGTCGGTATTCAGTTGTGGTGATCCCCCGCGCGGTGCCAGCGGTTGTCCGGTGGCGCGGCGGGTTGCTTGCTGGTGTTGCGTCAGGAAAGCTTCATGGCCCGGGTCAGTGCCATCTGGGCCGACCGCCGAGCCGTCGGTGCGGTGGCGTCGGTGCGCTTGAAGAACCGCGTCAGCTCGTTCTCGGCCGCCATCTGCCGGACCTCTTCGAGATCGGCATCGAACTTGGCAGCCAGCGACCGCAGACCCACCGACGTGTCCTGGTAGGCCGGAGCGTTCACCGGGGCGACGTCGAGCAGGCGCACCTGCTTCAGCGTGCGCAGCGGGAAACCGGAGTCGTCGGCGGCCCAGTCCTCGTCGTCGGCGATGAACGCGAACGATGACTGCCGCACGTCGCCGCGCTGCACCAGCTCGTGCACGTCCGCACGGGCGGACGGAAGGTCGGCCTCGTACGTCAGGCCGATGTCATCGATGCCGAGACGCAGGGTCCCGGCTCCCGTCGTGCCGAGCAGCAGGTTGTCGTCGTGGTTGTAGCGGGCCACGACGTCCGGCCAGTTCAGCGACCGGGAGCGGTTGAACGCACCCGGGGCGATCTGCTCACGGAACCCGCCGAGGTTCTGGCTGGCTCGGTCGAACTTCGCGGCGTAACCGCCGATAGTCCGCTTGTCGGTGCCGGCGCGGACTTCCACCCGAACCGACGTAAAGCGCCGCTCTGCGTCGCTCATGATGGATCTCCTTCTCGGTTGACCGGTGCCGCCGTCGGGGCGGGCACGTTGTAGAAATCTCCGCCAGGCACGGGCGGGTCGTCATCCAGGGCCCGCGCCTCGTTGACCGACAGGCGGCCGTCCTTGAGCTTCGCGCCGACAACTTCGGTCCGCGTCTTGATGTCGGTCCGGATCGTGGCGTCGGTGTTGAGCTTGATGTACTGCCTGCTCGGCAGGACACGGTTGATCGCCCGCTCGAACCGCTCGATGTACGGCCGCATGTCCGCCGCGCGTCGGATCTGCCGGGACTCCTCGGTGCTGTACGTCAGCGACCCACCAGGCGGCGGACCGCCGACCTCGGTCGAGTCGATGCCGTAGATCGCGGCAGTCTGGACGGCCGACAGCTCGAGAATCTTGATGAACTCCGCGTGGTTAGGCGGAATCGACACCGACGACCAGTCCCAGTCGGACCCGGTAACGAGCGGCTCACCCCTGCGCAAGGAGGCCATCAGCCGTTCCTTGATCACGTCCGCAGCGCCCGGCTGCAGGGTCTTCTCCGTGTTCTTCAGGATGCTCGGAGGGTTGCCGCCGCCGCGCTTGATGTCGGCGTACTCCTGCGCGGACAGCCCAGCACCGATCATCTCGGCGAAGTGCTCCAGCGGCGACAATCCCAGCACCTTGCCCGGAGGAACGATCCACGGGATGTGCAGGATGTTGGACGACCCCACCTCATGACCGAACACGTACCACTTGCGCGAGGTCTCGTTGAAGCTCCAGTCACCCGGAGCCAGCCACGACACCGCCGTCGGGAACCCGAACCCGTCAGTCTCAGTAATCCACCCGACCGCATTGCCGCGGGTGACGACGCCGTAGAACGCCTGCCCGAGCCAGTTCACCAGACCTGGCCGGCCAGGAGCGTCCAGCCCAGAGATCAGCGCGGGCGGCCTCATCTCGATCCGGTCAGAACCCACCTTGCGGTAGGAGTCCACCGGGAGAGTCGAGGAGAAGTTGACGATGTGTCGGATGGCCGAGAAAACCGGCACCAGGTGCGTCGCGCCCTCAGGAGTTACCTGGCGGCTCGCCGGATCGACAGGAACCCACGACTCCATCAGCCGCTGCTCCGTCTTCCCGAAGAAGAGGCTCACGAGCGAGACGCCTTCCACGAGGCGACCAGTGCGGCCACGCCTACCACCAGGAGCGGCAGCGGCGGCCAGCACACGAAGGCGAACCCGGCCAGGAGGGTCACGCCGAGGAGGTCGAGCACGTCAGTCTTGGACATCAGGTTCCTCCTCATCCGATCGAGTCGAGCACGTCGTATTGGGTGATCTGGCTGGCGCCCCAAAGGGCGAGGGTCACGGCCTCGAGCATCGACACATCCCCGTTCTTGCGGGCGAACACGCGACGCTCACCGAGCATCCGCCAGCCGGCGGCGTCAACAGCCGCGTTCAGGTCGTCGTAGTTGCCGTGCGTGACCCGGCCCAGCTCCACGGCTGATCTGATATCCGCGCACGCCTGCACGAAATCGTCCAGGCTCGCCATCGTCAGTTCGACGCCGGCCTCTTCCAGATCGGGGATGAGGAACGACGCAGGGCCCCGCTTGTCGATGGCGACGGCGCACCCGTACTCCGACTGGATGCGAGCCGCCTCGGCCACGAACCATGCGCGCTTCTCGATCCGCACCCGGTGCGTCGAGCCGAGGTGGGGCACCTCGTCACTGGACGCCGCGCCGAGTGACAGCCACACCTGGTCGACGTCCGACGCGAGACCGATCGCAGCCGGGCGGCCAGGATCAGCCAAGGTGCTGCGGCGGGCCCATGACCCTGACGAGAACGCACCGACGACGGCGTTCCCGTCCCAGATGCCGAGTGCCTCGCGCATGAACGACTCAGCGCCGAGGTTCTTCTTCATCCGGAGCATCGCCCTGGACGAGGTCCGCAGCGGGTATGACGGGTTCGCCTTCGCCCACTGCTCCCGGTCGCCCGGATCGGCACCCTCGTCGGCCGAGAACTCGATGTACAGCGTGTCGTCCGAGTCGCCCGACAGCGCCTCAGCCCGCAGGTTGATGAACACGTCCCCGCGGTCCGACGGCTTCGGCGGTGTCCCGATGTACACGATCAGCGGGTTGTCTGCCTGGTTCGTCGCCGGGATCATGTCGTCGATCGCGTTCTGTGTGAGGATCTGCGCCTCGTCGAACACGACGACCGCGACCTTCGTGAACCCTCGGCCGAAACCCTGCTCCCTGGCGCCGAACAGGATGCGTGACCCGTTGCGGAACTTGATGGTGCCGTTACCGGCCGGTGCCGTCGCAGACGCGATGTGCGGCTTCAGCTCCTGCCGCTCGGCCATCGCACGCATCGACTGGAAAGTCTCGTTCGCCGTCGGGGTGCGGTGCGCCGTCCACAACACCAGGAGGCCTGGGCGGATGATGCACAGCGCGAAGATGATCGCACCGATCAGGAACGTCTTACCGACCTGCCGCGGAATCGAGATCACCACCGCGTCCGCGGCGTACATCCCGTCCTCACGCTTCCCGAGGATCGCCGCCCCGGCGCCGGCCTGCCAAAGGTCGAAGTTGATATTCAGCCGGAGGCACGTGTCTCGAACGGCGGGAAAGCCAGTCGACACGACGCCCTTCGGTAAGACCAGATGCCGTGCAGCCTCAGAGAGCCTCAAGGCTGAAGTCGGCGTCGGGGGTGCTGGCTGCGTCGCCAATGTCGTCGCCTCCAGCTCGAGAGTCGATCGCCTCGATCTCCCGTGCGATCTCCAGCAGACGACGAGTCAGCGCGGCCAGGTCACGAGCTGGGGTGTTCGGGTCCTCGACCGCCTTCGCGACGCGATCCCGCATCGCAACCAACAGGTCACGGTGAGTGCCCGTGTCCGCGGCCTGCGTCACGGTCTTCGCCCGAGCAGGCTCAGGCGCCGTCTCGCCCTCAGTGACCGCACGGAACTTTCGTGCGGTCATCGCGGCCCCCTCGGAAAAAGATCGCTGTGTGTGTGCGAAAAGAG